CGCCAGAAAGATGCTCCAGGATATCCAGAAGGCTAGGCGAGAGCACGCGGGCGACGCGCTGGCCCACGCGCTCATCGTGCTGGGCGAGATCCAGAAGCTGCGAGAGCTCGCGATTGTATGACCGAGAAGAAGGCGAAGAAGCCCCCACTGGAGCCGGAGGTCGTCAAGCTGACGGCGCAGATCGAGGTTCCCTTCCCCAAGCACGGCGACCCGCGCACCGCCTACGCGCAGATGCAGTCCCTGCGCTTCTCGGCCGGCATGCGCTTCGTGCTCGACCTGGACGGGATGACCATCGAGGCCCTGTCGAACCTCCCCGAGTACAAGCACATCGGGAAGGGGACGATCTACCAATGGGCCGCGCGGGACAAGTGGACCGAGCGCCGCTCCCGGCTCTTCGAGGAGGTGCAGGGGCGGCTCGAGCGGCGCATGTCCGCCACCCTCACCGAGGCGCTCGCCAAGCGGATGGAGCACCTGATCGATCTCCAAGGCCTCGCCTACGAGAAGCTGATGAGCAAGAAGACCAAGACGGGGAGCTGGGAGAGCGTCGGGCACTTCTTCCTCAAGATTGGCGAGCAGCTGCTCGACGTCCAGAAGACCACGGTCCAGAACTTTGCCGCCAGCATCACCCCCGAGGGCGGTGAGCCCCTCCCGGTCGAGCTCGACGAGCAGGAGCTCCGGGACACGGCGCGGATCATCCTCAGGCAGCGCCGCGAGAAGCTGCGCGAGCGCATCGCGGCCGAGAAGAAGCTGGGTGACGGCACTCCGTGAAGGCCTGGGCCCCCAAGGAGCGGCGCGCCCTGCTCGACGCGGTCGGGGCCTTTGGCTGGATCGCGCTCCAGCGAAAGTGCGGGCTCGGCGAGGACAAGCGCCAGCGCACCAAGGGGGCCATCACCCAGAAGATCCGCCGCGACTTCGGCGGAGGCGGGATCACGCGCGGCTCGTACTCGCTCGAGGAGGCGATGGCCGAGACCGGCTACGCCAGGACGCAACTCCGGCGAGCAGCCAAGGCACTCGGGCAGCGCTGGGTCAGGACCGCCAAGGGCGGCAACTTCCTCATCTCGGCGGAGCAGCTCGAGGACATGTCCGGCTGGCTCGCGCGCGACTACTGGAGCAAGCCCCTCGAGCTCTACGCCTGCGTCCAGTGCGGGACCGAGACCCGCCCGCACCACCGCTCCGGCTGCTGCGAGCCATGCTACCACCGCCTCCGCAGGCTCGCTGCTAGCCTGGGGCTGCCGCGCGCGACCCGGCCCCTCTTCGCCCTCGTTCAGATCGCACGAGCCCAGGGCACGGACCCCGTGCTCGACCGCGTCGAGGCCAGGCTACGGCACGGCAAGGCGCCGGACGCCGCCGAGCTCCGCCACGTGGCCGAAAGGATCAAGAATGCTGCTCCGGACCGCCCTCACCCGAACGCTCCAGCACCTGAAGGCGGCCCCGAGTAACGGCTGCGTATTCCTCGCGCCGCAGTCGGGCTCCAAGCCCGCCGCGCTGATCTCCAAGGCCGGGGACGTCTCGCTATCCTGCCTGCTTGATCTCGGGATCGATTTTCCCTTCCCGCTCGCCGTTCAGGTCGATCACCTTGCTCCGACGCAGGTCAAGGCGCTTCCGCCTGGTGACCTCTTTTTCGGTCTCGGGTACACGCCTTTTTTCAAAGTAGAGGGCGTCGATCTCCAGGTCCAGAAGCGGGCCGAGCTCGACGTCCGGCGCTTCGCCCCGCCGCGCGATCCCGCCGATGTCCTGCTCGACGCCATCCCCGCTTTCGCGGACGTGCTGAGCGTGCTCCACGCGGTCGGTGACTGCCCCAACCGGCCCGGCCTCTCGTGCGTCCTGTTCGCCAAGGATCACGTGGCGGCGGTGTCCGAGGACCGGGCCGCGTTCGCGGACCTCGAGCTCGGCACCGGGCAGCTAGTGCCAGCGCTGGCGCTCGACCGCTGGCCGAAGAAGGCGGACGCGTACGCGCTGATCGAGGACGACTATGCCTGGTTCCTCGGCGGCGACGAGCTCCGCGTGGCCCCAGTCCAGAAGCACCCGTTTCCGCCGCTAGGGCTGATCAAGATGCAAGCCTGGGGCAAGCCGGCCGTCCTCGTCGATCGCGCCAGCGCGGACGGATGGGTCAAGCACGCCAAGGAAGCGAAGCAGCGCTACGTGCAGCTCTACGCAGGTGACGGCAGCCCGGTCCGAGTGGACCGCGACTCGTTCAAGGCGGCGGTCGAGTCCGTGCAGCCCGACAAGAAGATCTCCTTCTCCGCGCACTACGGCGACGGCCGCGTGTACCTTCGGGCGGCCAATCGCTGCGCTGTTCTGGCGGGTCTCCGCGCGGTAGCATGAGCGCATGCCGCAATTCTCGAAGGAATCACTCGACAAGCTCGCCACGTGTCGCCCGGAGCTCCGCCTCCTGTTCACGGAGGTGATCAAGCACGTCGACTGCACGATCCTCTACGGCCGGCGCGGGAAGGCCGAGCAGGACAAGGCCGTCGCTGCTGGGCACTCGAAAACGAAGTGGCCCTTCAGCAAGCACAACTGCCCCGACCCGCTCGATCCGCAGAAGGAGGATCCCAACGGGCTATCGCGCGCGGTGGACGCGGGGCCCTACCCAATCTTGTGGCCGGAGCACGAGCCCGACCCGAAGAAGCGAGTCTTGATCCTCGCGCGCTGGTACGCCTTCATGGGCTTCGTGAAGGGCGTGGCCGCCATGCAGGGTGTTAGGCTGCGTTTCGGATTTGATTGGGACGGCGATTTTGATTTCACAGATCAGACATTCCACGATCTCCCGCACGCGGAACTGGTTGAATAGCGCCGGCAAAATAATTTCGTGATAATGCGCTTGACAGCACAACCGGGCGGTCGTATGCTCCGATCAGAGCATGGGACTCAGAGAGTCCAGAAAGAAAAAAGGGAAAGAATAATGACGAACAATCAAACGCAAATTCTCATCGCTGCCCGGAACACTCCGCTCGGCTTCAAGCTGTGCGCGCACAACACGGATCCTAACCAGGTCGTGGTCAAGTCGCACCACCCCGAAGTCGGCGCCCTCATCGCGACCATCGCGAAGACGGACGCCGTGACCACCAAGGGGGCGGCCTACTTCATCACGTTCCTGCCGAAGACGGTGTTCTTCGCGGCCCTCCCGGAGCTGGTCCAGAACATCTTCGACCAGAAGATCCAGATGGCGCCCACGCCGAGCGTCCCCAACAACCCCAGCCTCACGGAGGCTGACGCGAGCTACGGAGACGATGATGGCGAAAGCGACGGCGACGACGGCCAAGAGGATGACTAGCCCGGATACGGTCACTCTGTCCGAGGCGGTGGATCACGGGCGCGCGCACCACGCGCGCTCCCCCCACCGCATCCGAAAGAAGGGGCGCGAGGTGCTCTTCGAGGTGGGTGGTCCCATCTTCGGGGAGGGCGGCGCTCCCGAGCACGACGAGGACGGCGAGCTGCTGATGAGCTGGCGCGAGGTGCCGATCTCCCGTGTCGAGAAGGATTGGGACGCGGACGGGTGGGTTCTGGACTAACGCATGGGACGCGAGAAGGAAGACCTCTCCGCCAAGCTCTGCTGGCGGGACTACTGGGAGCGGAACCATTCCTTCGCCGAGATGGCGAAGGAGTACGGCGTCTCGGTGACCACGCTCCAGCGGCGCTTCATCGAGTGGGGCTTCCCGATCCGTCGCCGCGGACCGCGCCGCGCGGTGCTCGAGGAGGGCGACCTGACCGACGCGGCCATCCGGGAGATCTTGAAGGCGGACGCGGCCGGCGTGTCGCAGTCCGAGCAGGCTAGGATCCGCGGCGTGTCGCGCCAGCGGATCCATCAGATCCTGCGCGGCGAGCGCCGCATGCTGAGGGGGGAACTGTGAGCGGGCAGAACGGGACGAACAAGCATCGATGGACGGAGGCGCAGTTAGGGCAGCTCATGCAGCTGGTCGACGTCGACCTCCAACCTTACTTTCGCGAGGCGAGCGAGAAGGGCATCAGCGCGGACGCGGTCTGGGGCCAGGTGCCGGGTCGGCTCGGTCTCTTGATCTCGCCGCTCGCTGCGCGGTCAGCGTACGAGCGCGCTGCGGCGGCGGAGCGGCGCAAGCTGGCCGATCGGCCGCAAGCGACCGAGCCAGAAGAGCCCCCGCCTGGGGTGGCACTCCACGGTCGCCTCGAGCGCATCGAGGACGCGATCCTCACCACGGGCGCCGAGCAGGTGCGGGTCCTCCGGCAGTGCCTCGACGCGCTCCAGACGATCCAGGTCGCGAGCGAGCTGATCCACAAGCAGGTGGAGGAGACGCTCCGCGAGCTGCGGGAGGCGCGCGATGCGGAAGGCCAAACCTAAGGCGATCGTGCTGGGGGTGCCGTGAGCCTCGCGGTCGAGATCCGCCGCTGCCCGCGCTGCGGGGCGAGGCTTGATTTTATCCATGGCCCGGCCGAGGAGCCGCCGGGCCGCCTCTGGGTGCTCTCGGTCTACCGGTGCAAGCCGTGCGGATACAACCAGGTCGAGGAGAAGCTCGACGTGGCGCAGGAGATCGCGGAGCTGATGGGCGCCGCGGTGAAGAGGGAGAAGGGCGATGTCTGGTGGTGACCTCGAGGCTGACGAGAATAAGCAGATGTACTGCTACGAATTGATGATCGACCGCGCGCTTCTGGACCGGTGCCGCCTGCTCGAGGAGCAGGTGCGATCACTCGAGGCCTCGCGCGCGGAAGCAGCAGAGCGCATCCAGGGCATGCGGAAGCAGATCGCCGAACTGGAAGAGAGGAACAAGTGATCGGGCAGCCGGGATGTACGGTCTGCAAGGGGACCGGCAGGGTCATCCAGAAGACGACGGGCACCATCAATATTTACGAGGACTGCGCGCTCTGCGCGCTGACGAAGGGACAGAGCATGGCCAATCAGCAAGTACCGAACGGAACAACAGCACCCGCCGCACCGCAGACCGCGGAGCTGAGCCTCGCGGACGCGCTCAAGGAGGTGGCCTCGAGCGTCGGGTCCGCCTACTGGGAGGCGACCAAGATCGAGGGCGCCGGCGAGGTGGCGAAGGGCCTCTACCAAGCCGCGCGCGCGCAGTTCGCGGAGGACGAGTGGCCGCGCTTCCTCGACACGCCGTTCGGACGCCTGCTGGTCATGGCGGGCCTCCCGGCGATCATCCAGATCGTGGTGAAGGCGTACCCGCAGCTCCCGCAGGCGAAGCTCATCGAGGCCGTCGCGGCCCTGGCGATCAAGGGCGTGGCCCACGACCAGAGCAAGGAGCTCGTCCAGAAGGCGATGCCGTTCATCGGCGAGGTCGTGAAGCTCGGGATGGGGGCGATGGCGCAGGGTCTGCTCACGGCAGGCCAGCCGAACGTGCTCCCGCCGGAAGCAGGGTCTGGAGGCTGAAGCTCGTGGCTGACCAAGATGCACCAATCGCACGCCAGGACGCGGTCCATCATCGGGATGCATTCATCCGTAAATGGGCGCCGAAGTCTGATCGCACCGAGTTTGCGAACGATCTACGCCGCATGCTCGACTTGATCTGGTCGGACATGTTGCACGACGTACTTGTGTCGATCGAGTACGAGGCGGGGGCGAAGCGAAAGCGTCTCGACGTAGGCGCCAAGAAAGTCGCGCGGACTACGAGAAAAACCGAGGTCAATGTCTGTCCGTCCTGCGGTGGTCCTATGGCGATCGAGCGTGGATTTTACGCACGGGCGTTTTGCCCGAACTGCGGATGAGGTGCTGTCATGGCAAGCGAAATCCAGAAGCCAGGAGTGATCGAGGACCGCGTGGTGCAAGAGGTTCGCTCTTTGTTTCGGCTCGCAGCGAAGGGGGCTACTTCGCTTCGCGAAGCGATCGAGGCTCGCTCTGGCGGCGAGGCTGTGCTTCGCGAGCTCCTGGAGATTCGCGGTAAGCTGGACGAGCTCGAGCGGCGGATCGCCCGCCTTGAGATCGAGGCCTCCGCGCCGGGCGAGAAGGCGGCTATCTCCGAGCTCTCCGCTCGCGTGGGGGCCCTCGAGATCCTCTCCCAAAGGAAGGCGAAGCCGTGAGCAGCAGGACGAAGCTGACGCCGTCCGAGTGGTCCTCGCACGTCAACAACCTCGAGTTCCCGGAGCCGCTGATCGCGAACGTGTTCGGCCCGGTCGTGGTCGGAGTCATCGCGCGCGCGATCGCCTTCCGGCAGACGCAGGCGAAGGCCTTCGTGATCAGGCTAGGCACTGCGGGGACGAGCGGGACCACCCGCGTCGAGGTGCGCCGAAACGGTCAGCCCTTGCTGTTGTACGACGGCGCGCAGCTCTCGATCTCGAGCGCCGACCCTGACGGCACAGTGCGCGCGCTCTCGCTCGGCTCGGATCTCAACCCGAGCGACCTCGTCGAGATCGTCGTGCTCGAGGCGGCCGAGGGCGCTGAGGATCTCACCGCGGAACTCGACGTCGTCCGCCGCTTTTCGTAACAATAGGCTTGACACCACAGAGCCATCCGCGTGAGGATCGATGCATGAGCATACAAAAGAGGATTGAAGGCAGCTTGTACGGATTGGCGATCGGGGACGCGCTCGGGTGGCCGGTGGAGTTCGCGAACGTCTCGCCGGCCGACCCGCAGGTGACCGACTTGATCACGCGCTACCGCGGAGCCGAGGAGCACGAGGCCCTCTTCACCGACGACACCCAGATGACGATCGCCGTCGCCGAGGGCCTGATCCGCGCCGGGACCACCGATGTCGATCGGGCCGCGGAGGAGGTGGCCGAGGAGTTCGTGGCCTGGCTGCGCAGCCCCGAGAACAACCGGGCCCCGGGCGGGTCGTGCCTGCGTGGATGCCGCGCGTTGGCCGATGGAGTCTCCTGGCGCGAGGCGGGCGTGGTCGGCGGGGGCGGCTGCGGCGCGGCGATGCGCTCGGCGCCCTACGGGTGGCTCCACCCCGGCGAGCCCGAGAAGGCGGCCGAGATCGCGGCCGAGCACGCTCAGATGACCCACCGCTTGGCCATGGCGCAGGCCTCCGCCGCCGCGGTGGCCGCGGGGGTCTCGGTGGCGCTCGTGACGGAGGTGTCGACGGGGACGGGTGACTCTGACGTTCAGGATCCCTGGATGCCGATCGCGGTGGCGATGGTGGACGCCGCGATGGCCTACGATCACGGCACCGCCCGCATGCTGCTCCAGGCGATCAACGCCGCGACCCAGGAGGTCAGCCCGGTCACCGTCTTGGACAAATGGCGCGGCTGGGCCGGGCACGAGGCGGTGGCGGCGAGCCTCTACTGCCTGCTCTATCCCACCTCCCGCTTCAGCTACGAGTCCGCGGTCCTGCTCGCGGTGAACAGTCCGGGGGACTCGGACAGCCTCGGGTGCATCGCGGGCGCGATCCACGGCGCCCTCTTCGGGGTCGACGCTGTTCGTCCGGACTGGATCGCGAGGATCGAGAAGACCGAGTACCTCGGGCAGCTCGCCTCCCGGTTCGCCGCGTCGCTGGACAAGCGGGATCAACCCGAGCAGGAAGAAGGGACCGATGGCGGCCACCCCAACGTCCAGTAACGGAGCCACCCACGCGGAGCCCGCGCTCGACGCGCTTCGGTGCGAGTGCGCCTCGCCCCGCGATCCCGACGCCATCCACGCGTCCGGCTGCCCCTGGTGGCAGCAGCTCCAGAAGCTGCGCCTCACGAAGCCGCGACCAGTCTCGGAGGCCTACGCGTCCTTGTTCGGGGAGGGGTGCGCTCCGGAGCCCCGCCACGACGCGCCGTTGATCCCGGTGACGATACCGGTCACCCATCGGTCCGGATACGTTCAGTACGAGCCGGCACCGAACCCAAGCGCTGCCCCCGCCGTCTGGGATCTCATCCAGAAGGACATCGCCGAGAGGGATGAGTTCGGGCGCCTGAAGTACGGAACTCGGCTTCGGCCACACAACGGGCGCGATTTTCTCGTGGACCTATACCAGGAGCTTCTGGACGCGATTGTCTACGCGAGGGGTGCGCTCTTCGAGAAGTACGGGAAGTGACAGAATGCAGATCCAAGGCGTCGACATCCAGAAGGGTGACTTCAAGCTCGAGCCCAAGGAGCTCGTGGTGCTCCGGTCGGACACGGCCTCGCCGCAGCGGGTGAAGGCCGTCTACAAGGCGCTCCGGCGCGCGAACAAGAATTGGGAGGGGCTCTACCTGCACCTCCGCTCTGACGAGCGCCTCGAGCGCATGCCGGTCCGGATGCTCTACGACCTGTTCAAGCTGCTCCGGCAGATCTTCGAGCCGCTCGAGGCGGAGATGGAGCGCCGGGACGTCACCCCCGAGCAGGCGATGGCCGCGTACGAGGCGGCGAAGAAGGGGCAGCTCGAGCCTGTCCAGAATCCGATGGCCACCGGATCCGATCCGGTCCCCACGGGAGAGTGAGTCGTGGCGGAGTGGTTCTGGTACGTGTTCGGCGCTGCCGGCGTCCTGATCGCGGGCATTGTTTCGGCTTTGGCGGCGCGCAAGAAGCCCCCCGAGGCCGCGCAGATCCAGACCCCGCAGGGTGAGCTCCGATGGGAGAGGAAGCACCTCCCGATCCTGGTGGTGCTCGACCCGACTGTTTACTTCTGGACGCCGGACGTCCGGGCAGCGATCGACTGGTGGAACCGGGAGCTCGGCTTCTTCGCCTTCGTGTTCGGCGACGAGCGCGAGGCGGGGTCCTTCCAGATGACCAGCACGCCGGGCATCGTGCCGATCGCGGCGAGCACCGCGCGGTTTCACACGCGGCTCTTTTGGGACGAGGCGGGGAAGATCCAGGCGGCGCCGATCCGCGTCTTCCCGCACGCGGACCCCGGGCTTCGCGAGCGGATCATCGCGCACGAGCTCGGGCACGTCGCCGGGCTCGAGCACGATCCCGAGATCACGGAGTCGGTCATGCACCCCGTGGCGTTGCCGTCGCCGTGGATCCTGACCGCGAACGATCGCGAGCGGCTGCGCAAGTTGTACGGATAAGGGGAGAGAAGATGCTCGGCAGGAATCAGATCCTCAAGGCCATCGATCAGGGGGACATTCTCATTGACCCGTTCACCATCGAGCACGTCGGACCGAACAGCGTCGATCTCCGGCTCGGCGATCAGCTCTTCGTGCACGAGCTGAACGCGCTCGACATGAAGAAGGAACCCAAGGGGCGGATGCACACGATCCCGCTTTCTGGATTCTGCATGGAGCCTGGCGAGCTCTACCTCGGCGCCACGCTCGAGCGCGCGGGGTCCAAGAAGTATGTGCCGTGCATCGAGGGGAGGAGCTCGGTCGCGCGCCTGGGCCTCACGATCCACGCCTCGGCGGGTTTCGGTGATCGCGGATTTTTGGGAAATTGGACGCTCGAGCTGAGCGTGGTTCGGCCCCTCTGGATCTACGCCGGCGTGCGGATCGCGCAGGTTCACTTCTTCGTGACTGGGGATGATCCCGGCTCGGTATACGTCGGCAAGTACACCGACTACGAGGACCGGAGCCCGAAGCCCTCTCGCATGTATCGCGAGTTCACGGAGCCGGGTCGTGGCTGACAACGACGCTGCCCACAAGGCGCGCGTGCTCGGCGGGGCTCCGCTCCGGAAGGCTCCTCCCCCCGTCCGCACCCCCGAGGAAGCGCTCCGCTACGCAGCTGAGATGCTCGATATCCTTCGCCAGAAGCGCCTCGCCTGCAATGTGGTCGTCCCCGGTGACATGACGACGACGGTCGCGCAACAGAAGCGCGCCGAGCGTGCGTACCTGATGCACGTCGGCCGGGCGCTTGAGGCCTGCAACCTCTTGTGCGCGTTCGGTCTCCTCGAGCAGCGCGCCTTCGAGGCTCTCTACCAAGAGGCGCTCGACACGCTCGCTCCCACCGTAACGGGTTCCGTCTAGTCTAAAGGTGCGCTTGCCAAGGTCAGTCCAGAACGAGTAGTGTTCTGGACGTGACCGGAGGCTAAAGCCATGACGACGAAGAGCCAGAACCACCAGCAGTGCGCGCGATGCCTCGAGGTCGAGGAGACCATCGACGAGATCTTGACCGCGATCCACTCGTCCGGCGTGACCGCGCCGCTCTCCATCGGCGACGTCGCGTCCCAGGAGACGCAGGACGCCGTGCGCCTTACCATCGCGCGCCTCGCCCGCCTCAAGCAGCGCTGCCAGAACCCGCGCGCGGCCTGACCGAATTTATTTTGTAAGAATGCGCTTGACACCGCGGCGAGCGTGTTCTACCGTCAGCGCATGATGCTGGCAGAGAGACTCGACGCGGCTTACTCACTCAATCCGTACACGGGCGACGACGGCGCGGAGCGCCAAGTGCGGGACCTCAAGGAATGGCTGCTCCGCCTCGCGCGCGACGAGAAGCATCTCCACCACCTCACCCTCGCGGCCCGCAAGGCGGACGAGGCTGCGCGCGGCTACCTGTACGGCGCGCTCCTGGTCCACGCCTGCCAGGTCGAGGTCAGGCTCACCGAGATGATCCGGGCCTTCAACCCGTCGCGTTCGATGCTCGTCAGCGATGCCACCACGCGCGCGGCGAAGCTCTCGCAGGAGACGCAGGTGGTGATCGCGGAGAGCAAGCGCGAGCTGGGCCGCGGCGCGCTCCGCGCGTTGGGGGTGACGGCGTGAGCAATGATCGAAGCCGGGAGGTTGGTGCCGGACCGCGAGGCGATGCCCCGCGCGATCCCCTCGCCAGCCCGAGGTCGCGCGGTGCTGTAGGCCCTCAGCGAGGGTGCGGGGCACCGGAGATCGGATGGCGCTGGTCCCACGTGGCGGCGCGATCTGACAGAGTCGGGGGAGCTTGCCGTCCCCCTCTGGCGCCAACCTTCCGGCGGAGTGTTCTGGACGGAGAAGAGGGGTCCGAGGAATGAGCCACACCAGCGCGGGACGCATGACGAAGATTCGCGGGCGAGACATCAAGCCCGAGCTGCGCGAGCGCGGCTGCACCTTCCTGCGCGCGGCCGGCAGCGATGAGATCTGGACCATGCCCGGGAACGGGCAGCGCATCACGATCAGGCCGAACGGGGGCATGGTGCCCGAGGCGGTCCTGATGCGCGTCAACCAAGCCCTGCGGGCAGCAGGCGCGGAGGAGATACACAACCATGGGCGCACGCCACCCAAGGCAAAGCGAAGAGGTCAGTCGGTTGCCGGCGAACAGGTCTCGGTTGCTGATCCTTCTGAGAAAAGCGTACGAGGAGCTGGAGAATGGGACGCTCGAGGATGCGCTCCCGGCACTCCTGGAGATCCAGAAGATGTTCTCGCCCCCTCCGACTTTGTGCCGGCACCAGTGCCCGAGGCACCACCTCGGCGGCGACCGGTACCGCTGCTCCTCGTGCTCGCGGCTCGTCTCCGGTCCGCCCGTCGGCGAGCTTGCGCTCTTGATCTGCGAGCTCTGCCCGGAGCCGGCGAGGCACTTGGCGAGCGACGAGACCCCGAGGTGCCCAGCGCATCAGCGCCCGCCAGCGGAGGAGAGTCCGGACGAGGTTCTGGAGGACCGCTTCCGCCTGGTCCAGTTGCCCCGGACGCGGACCTGGTACCTGATGGACGATTGGATTCTGGAGGGGAGCCAAGGGATCCCGAAGTGCATCGCGGAGGGGACGAAGCCGCATTGCCTGTCGTTCCTCCGCGAGTACCAAAATCGGAGCCCACGCTGATCGACCGGCTCCGGTTCTGGGGCGAGTGGGTTCAGAAGTTCGGGGACGCGAGGACGCCGCGGGCGCTCACGCGCCTGGCGATCGGCACGAGGCAGGACCGGCGCGAGCTGCGTCGGTTTTGTCAGCGCGTCGGCATGCCGGCACCACCCATCCTAGGCCCTAACTTCGAGGTGATGACCCGAGCCCAGCTCGCCGAGCAGTTGAGGCCGTCTGGGATCCTCGTTCCGGACGGGGCTGGGGACTTCGAGCTCGTGACGCAGTACGGGGACGTGGTGTTCCGGCTCGGCGAGGACGGGGAGCCGGAGGGCTGCGGTCTCTGGCAACTCAGGAAGGAGGCCGCCCCCTAAAAGAAGGTACCATCGAGTATTACGAACCCCGAAAAATCAGAACAAAAGGAAGGAACCTAATGCGCTCAACTCTCGCGGCTTTGATCATCACGCTGGTATCGGCGTGCACGAACACCGAATATGAAGTCCGGGATACGAATCCGGTTTCGGTTTCAGATTCGGACCTGAAGACGCGTTGTGGAGATCGTGTCTGCAACGGCACCGAGACCTGCACGTGGTGCTCGAAGGATTGCGGGGCGTGCCCGTACTGCGGAGACGGGAGCTGCAACGGCTCCGAGTCTTGCTCGTCGTGTACCGCTGACTGCGGGGCGTGCCCCGCACCGGTATGTGGAAACGGCCTGTGTCAGATCGCCGAAAATTTCGTGAACTGCCCGGCCGACTGCTGGAGCATGTGCGGAGACACAATCTGCGATGCCGCGATCAACGAAAGTTGCGACACGTGCAGCCCGGACTGCGCGCCGTGCTACATCTGCGGCGACGGCATCTGCGACCCGGGCGAAGAGTGCTACTGCGATCCTTTGGATCCGGACTGCGTACCCGAATGCTAGCCTAGTGTCCAGAAGTCCTGGCGCTTCTCCTCCTCCCAAAAATACAGGAACAATGCACTTGACACTACGAGATGGCGGGCGTAGTCTCTGGAGCATGAGCAGCATGGAAACGACAGGGCACCCAATCCAAAATGAGAACGTCGCGGCGTTCGTGAAGGCCGGCCGGGCCGTCTTCACCGTGGTCAGCAAGAAGACCGGCGCGCGCTTCACCTTCCGGGTTCAGAAGGGGCGCGACAGCGAGCGGTACTTCGCGTCGGTCCTCACCGGCGCCGACAACACGCGCGACTACCAGTACCTCGGGACCATCTTCGAGGACGGCGCTTACCGGCACGGCCGGAAGTCCGAGATCAAGCCGACCGCGCCGAGCGCGATGGCCTTCGACTGGTTCTGGCGCTGCCTCACGGCCAACCAGCTCACGAGCCTCGACGTCCACCATGAGGGGCGCTGCGCGCGCTGCGCTCGAGTGCTGACGGTGCCCGAGTCGATCCTCACTGGGTTCGGTCCAGAATGCGCTGGGAAGGTGGCCGCGTGAGGTACCCGACGGACGCCGAGATCGCGGAGCGCGAGGAGGCCATCATGTGGCTCTTCGACGAGATGAACGCGGAGGACGAGGAGTGGGACCGGCGCGAGTACTATTGCCCGGAGTGGGACGCGTCCTTCGACGCGTGGTGGACGGTATGAGCGAGGACGGGATCAACAACAGGCCGAGCGCGCCCACGAGGGCGATCTGCGGCGAGCACCTCGAGTTGATCTGCGACCTCGCCAAGGCGTTAGGCAAGCCGCGCGCGCTCGTCCTGCGGTCGATCATCGATCAGTGGGTGAAGAGCGCGGAGGGGGATGTGGCGTGGGCCGTGGTGGAGAATTGGCGAAGGGAGCAGGGGCGATGAATAAGGCACAGGCACTGAAGCGGGCGATCGAGGTCCTAGGGCCTAAGGCCGTGGTTCACAGCATCCCGAAGGCTGCGATCAAGAGGCTAGGCTCTGACGCCAGGCAGATCGTGAAGCCGTTCGAGGTCGGCCACGTCGTGGAGTCGATCTTCACGTACGTGAGCATCGATGGCACCGGCGACTCGTGGGAGGAAGCGCTTCAGAGCGCGACGCACTCCACCACGGCGAAGGCGTTCGCGGAAGAGCGGCTCAACGACTTCATCCAGAAGGAGCTGCGCAAGGGCCGGACGAAGGACCAGGTAGTCGGAGACGCGTTGGTCGAGTTCCCGTCCGCCGATGTCCAGAAGATAAAGCACGCTGCGGAATACTTCCGCAGGACGATGGGGAAGCCTGCGAGGAGGGCGTGATGGCGTTCGTAGTCTGGAAGCAAGAGATCGCGCGCTTCACGATCAAGATCGAGACCGCAGAGGACGTGGACGAGGGCACTGCGTTCCGCAATCAGCTCGATGAGTTTCTGAAGCGCTTGCACGCCGAGTTTCAAGACGATCACCGCGAGGCTGCGCTCGAGTTCAGCCACAGCGGATGGGATCGAGTGAGCTTCGAGATCTCTGCGAAGCACGCGGACAGAGTCCAGAAGCTGATCGACGCGATGGAGTTTCCGCGAGAGAAGCCGTGGGGTGCAGAATGAAAGCGCGAAAGCGAGACTTGATCGGGCGAAGAATCGTGGCGGTTGATTGGTGCGCGTTCTCGGACGGCTGCGGGGGCAGGACCTGGGACCCCGCTATAAAGCTGGACAACGGCACAGTTCTCAGGTTCAACACGACCGAGACCGAGGTTGGTCGGTACGGGATCACCGTGGTCGTGCACCGCGGTGCGAAGCCCGCCAAGTTCAAGAACGAGAGGACCTGCTGCGTCTGCAAGCGGAAGTTTCCGGGCGTGAGGGGCGCGTTCACGCCGTACTGCTCGGATGCTTGCTACCGGAAGCACGAAGAAGAGCTGTCCGCGCAACGCGCGGACAGGCAGGACATCGAAAGGCTCGAGGCTCAGCTCACGTTGGTGAAGCCGTGATCGACGAGACGCTCCTGACCATCACGCTCCAGGCGGCGGTGCCGCTACACATCCTCGAGCTCCAGAAGATCCCGCTCGGCGAGGTCATGAGGATTGCGCGCGAGTGCGGGCAGGTCGTAGCCGAGAAGGGCGACGTCATCCAGTTCAAAGGGAAGAAGGGGGAGACGGCGAAGGCCTTCAATCAGCTTGCGCGCGGGATCGCCTGTCTCGCGTTCGCGCCGGGTGGTGTGCGGTTCATGGGTCTCCACTTCGAGGCGGAGCATCCAGAGAGGGGGATCGCGCCATGAGGAAGCAGAGGAAGAAGGCTTTGCTGCTGGACGGGAAGCGGAAGAAGACGCCGAAGGAGCACTGGGACGCGCGGCTCAAAGACTATGACCTCGTCGTCTTTCGCGAGAAGCACGGGAGCTACTACCTGAGCCTCACACCGCAGAACCCAGAGCTGGACTCGCGTTCGCGCGGCGAGGTCTGGGCGGAGATCTGCATGGCCGTGGTCGAGATGCGGATCCGCAGCAAGTACATCTCGACCAAGGAACCGAAGATCCCGGTGGCCCCGAAGCCGATCGACAACCGGGAGCCGCTCAGCGAGCAGAAGCAGCGGCTCCGAGAGCTGGAGAACTACGAGCATGCGCTGGAGTGGGCCAAGACCGAGCGGCAGGAGTGGGAGCTCGTGCAGAGGATTCGCGCGGGGGACAAGTGGGCGGCGGTCGAGCTGGTCATGCTGCGCGAGGGTGGAGAGTACGAGGGCTTTTCGTTCGAGGCCTTCAGGGATCCTTCGGATTTCTATGCCAAAGACGAATAGTGGAACAATAGACTTGACAACGTTCCCGAGCGTCTGTATTCTACGATCATGAAGAACGAAGCAAGGAACGAGACGAGGCAGGACGCGGCGACCCGTGTGATTCAAGCGCGGTTCGGCAGCCTGTCTAGCGCGAGCCCGGAGTACATCGCGGAGCTGCGGAAGCAAGTCGTGTTCTGGCTCGAGTCGATCGACCTGCAGATCGCGCAGGACGAGATCATCGAGCGGAAGCGCGCGCTGGCGGAGAGGAGCTAGTCAATGCTGCACCGGAAGCCGCACAAGGGAGATCGAGTCTCCTTTCCGCCGAGCAAGTACAGCCCGAAGGGCACGACGGGGATCGTGACCCGCACGCCGGAAGGCGACGATAACATCTGCTGGTTCTTGCCGGACGGGCAGAAGGAGCCGACCTGCTTCATCTGGCGATTCCCGGACGGGCGCAACGTGCTCGCAGAGCTGGAGGGCACATGAAGATCGAGATGCATTGCCACTCTTTTGGATCTGACGGACACGGGAAGCCGAGCGAGTTCGTCGCCGCGGTCCAGAAGGCCGGCATCAACGGGCTCGTCCTGACCGACCACCACGCCAGCCTCACCCCCCAGGGGATGCTGGTGCTCCGCGCGCTGAAGGCGGCGGGGATCTTCGCGTGCATGGGCTGCGAGTACAGCACCGCGCAGGGCCACATCCTGATCTACGGAGTGAACGCGGCTCAGTTCGGTTGGGGCATGTACCCCGAGATGCAGCGGGTGATCGACGAGACCTGGAAGGCGGGAGGCGTCGCGATCCCGAGCCACCCGTACCGGGGCTACCGGAAGGTCCTGCGCGACGACGTCTACAAGATGGAGCGCCTGGTCGCGCTCGAGGTCCGGAACGGCCAGAATCAGACCCAGGGCTTCTGGAGCAGCGACGACGAGCCGGCCGAGAAGGCCCAGAAGCTGATCGGGCTCGCCGGCATCGGCGGCTCCGACGCGCACTGGCCGGAGGACATCGGGCTGTGCTGGACAGAGTTCGACGGCGACGTCCGAACCCGCGAGGAGCTGGTCGAGGCGCTGCGGAGCGGGAAGGGCTACCGCCCCGCGGTCAACGAAGAGAGGATCAAGAAGAAGCTCGCGCGCTGGACGCCGGCCAAGTTCCGCGCCGAGTCCGAGGCGATCACGTCCAGAACCAAGCCGACTACACCCCAGGTCACCGGCCGCACGGCCCTGGACCTCTTCGAGTGGGCGGCGCAGAATCGCGGCCCCGATGACGCTCCCGCCCAAAGGGAAGAAGACGAAGCGTACGCCCGTTCCCTGGCCGACTATGAGCTCTCCGGCAGCTTCGGAGACGAAGACGCAGGCAGCGCCGAAGTCGACTACCCAAGCTGGTTCGACGAAGCCGACGAGCTCCAGCGCTACCTCCGGGGCGCCCCCGAACGGAAGCAAGAAGGAAAAGCAAAAGGCCGCAAGCGCCGCCGCTGAGGCGCACCTCCGCGAGCTGCTGAAGCAGCTCGATGTGGAGGCGGAGGCGCTCGGGCTCGACATCGGCCAGGGCGTGAAGTTCGAGGAGTCCGAGGAGGACCTCCCCGAAGATCCAGAAGACAAGCAGCTCCCGCTCCTGCCCGAGCTCGAGAAGCAGCAGGGCTCCGTCTACGAGAAGATCCGCAGCGAGGCGAGGAAGGCCTCGCTCGCCTTCTTCGCCTCCGATCTACTCTCGGGTCCCGAGCACGCTCCGTACTACGGCCGGTTCTTCGTCTCAGATCATCACGAGGAGTGGTCGGACCTCATCGCGCTCCACAAGCGCCTCTGCATTCTCGCCCCTCGCGATCACGGCAAGAGCTACATGCTCACGCTGGCCTACCCGCTCTGGAAGGCCTGGAAGGAGCCGGGCTCCACCGGCTTCATCTTCAGCAAGACGCAGGACCAGGCGGAGCGCATCCTCCAGCTGATCCGCGAGGAGATCGAGAACAATCCGCGGCTCGCGTTCCTGCGCCCGGATGGTCGGAAGGCCAGGTTCTCGGCGCGGCTCCTGCGCCTCCCGAACGGCTCCAAGATCTACGCGCGCGGGTTCGGCACCCGGGTTCGCGGCGCCCACCCGCACTGGATCGTAGTCGACGACGGACTCGCCGACGAGGTGGCCTGGAGCGAGGTCTCCAGAACACGGTCGATCGAATACTTCAAGGCGGCCATCACGAACATGATCGTGCCCGAGGGGCAGATCATCGTCGTCGGCACGCCGCTGCACTCGCTGGACCTGTACGGCGACCTCGCGAAGAACGAGGCGTACGTCTTCAAGCGCTACCAGGCGATCATCGACGACGGCAAGAAGACGGAGCGCGCGCTCTGGCCGGAGCGCTACTCGCTCGAGCAGCTCAAGGCGCGACGGATCGAGATCACCTCGATCCTCTTCACGCGCGAGTTTCAATGCCTGCCCGTCTCGGACGACATGTCCCTCTTCCCGAAGTACCTGTTCGACGGGCCACCGGTCGAGCAGTACCAGCTGCGGCTCGGGATGCCGCTCGAGTTCTGGGCGGACAAGGGCATCGACATCTACGTCGGCGTGGACTTCGCGATCAGCTCCAACGTGCAGGCCGACTACACGGTGATCTGGGTGATGGGCGTGGACCGCTCGGGGAACAGGTGGATCATCGACGTCATCCGCGAGCAGGGCCTGAGCTACAACAGCCAGAAGAGCCTCATCCAGCAGGTCGGGATGCGCTACCAGCCCTCGCTGATGTACCTCGAGAGCAACGCCATGCAGCGGATCTGGGGAGACCAGCTGATCGAGGAGACGGACCTCCCGATCAAGAAGTTCATGACGACCAGCGAGAAGAACAGCCTCGAGAAGGGCATCCCGTCCATGCGCGTGCTGTTCGAGAGCAAGAAGATCAGGATCCCGCGCGGGGACCTCAACAGCATCCGGCTGACCGAGATCTGGAAGGACGAGATGCACGGCTTCACGTTCCAGAAGGGCGACCTGCTCCACGTCGGCGAGCACAAGGACTGCGCGATGGCCGCGTATATCTGCGATCAGGCGATCCGGCAGGGCCGCTTCTCCTTCTCCGTCGGCCCGCGCGAGGCGAACGCCGCGCCGAAGGAAGAGGCGTACGTGACCGGCGCGGTCGCGGCCCAGAACCAGCTCGCCGGCACCGCGCCCGTTGCGCAGGCCCAACCGGAGCGCGTCTCGGACGTCTTCACCGGCGAGCCGATCGAGGAGAACCGGTGGAAGCCGGTCGAGGGCGCCCCCGTCCCGCGCGGGGGTGGTTGGGGTCGTGGGTACTAACCTCCGGTCGTGACAAGGATATTCATTCTGTAAAAATAGACTTGACACCGCGCGGCCTCGAGGCTAGGCTCTTTTTATGAATAACAAAGCAGTGAAGATGACGATCAAGACCTGGAGCTACTCCGATGACGCGACCGATGAGCGCATCAAAGTCCCTGCGCCGTCGAGCGCCGCGGAGTTCGACGAGACCACGCGGTTCAATCTCCGCTGGATGGCGGCGGTGTTGGATAATTTTAGTTGGGCGTTGATCACTGATAGCCCTTTGTCTCCGGGCGTGGAGCAGGCTCGGGAAGCGTTGATCGACGCGTACATGGCGCGCGGCGAAACGGGCTCCGTGTGGACGCCATGGGAGATGGCTGGGATCGACATCCTGTTCCGCCTCGACGAGATGGACCCGGATGACGGCGCGGACGGTGATTCCTGGGCGGCGGCGACCGAGGCGGCGCTTCGATGAGCGACCTTGTGGAGGGGCAAACGATGAACAACCAAGCAGCAATTGAAGTCACCATCCAACACGAGCAGAAGCGCGGATGCGGTTACCGCAAGCCCGCCGTCGGCGGCGTCGGCATCTACCTCATGTCCGGCAAGCTCACGGCGACCTGCGATCGCCTCCCGTTCCCGCTCGATGTCTGCCCGTGCTGCTCGGCCGGGATCAAGCAGACGCGCGCCTTCACCTGGATCCAGCCCCGCAAGCTGTTCGAGTCCGCGTTCGCGGCCCCGTGCGTGTACGGCGACGCGACCTGCTCGATGGGTCCGAACGCGCCCGAGAAGGCCGGGCTCCTCTGGATCGGCGAGCAATACTACGCGACGCCGGACGCCTTCCTCCAGGAAGCGGCGATCCTCGGCATCTCGCGCAAGCTGCCGGCGATCCCGCGCGGCTTCAAGGTCGGCGAGACGCGGATCTACCTCGCGCACTCGAAGGCGATTGCCTACGAAGGGCTAAACGGCGAAGGCATCATCGCCACCAAGCCGGGCGTGTTCGCGAGCTTCATCCCGACCAGCGTGGACCTTGTGATCGACGACCCGAACCAGATCCCGGAGCGCGCGCTCAAGCTGAAGGAGCGCCTCGGCGACTTCGCGCAGCTGGTGAAGGTCCTCCCGATCGAGGTGCTCGAAGTCCTGGCAACGGTCCCGCAGGTCCAGAAGTCCACGGCCAAGCAGCTCGCGCTGGTGATGTGATGGTGAATCAGCTTCACTATATGATCGAGTTTCGCGGTTCGGGTGAGCGTTGCCTCGCGGAAAGGTCGTGGACCTTTATCTGTGCCTGTGGCGCGCAAGAGAGCGCGCATTCGCGGGAGGCCGAGGTCGCGGAGCTGATCGGCCTGATTGGCGACATGATCGAGGAGCGGCGCGTGATGCGCGCGGAGCTCGTCCAGCACCAGATCGAGATGCGGAACGCGGACCACTCGATCCGCGGCGTGCTCAACCGGCTCTACAAGACGATCGATCCCAAGCGCGCGCTCGAAGAAGAAGAGGAGGAGTGATGGGGTTTGAAGAAGACGGACTCTTGCGGACATTGCACCGACTGTTCGGGGAGTACCGGCATGACTCATTGTGTGCGGACGCGCTAGAGGCGGCGATCGAGATTCTGGACCCGGATTGGGGAGGAGAAGGTGAAGTGTTTGAGGCTGAGAAAGTCAGAAGGATGAACGACGGAATCGAGACGCCGCGCTTCATGCGGCTCTTGAAGGATCTCGACAGTCTGCTGCCCCGTAGGTTCGTGGTGCTGATCGGGTCGGCGGCGCTGGCCGTGCGGGGTGCGCGCGACGTGCGGGACCTGGACGTGCTGGTGGCGGCGGCGACGCTCGAGGCGTTTCGTGGTGGGCACCACAAGCTCCCGCGCGACTGGGGCTTCGAGGCGGGCGATCGCGCGGTGCAGGTCAGCGCGCCGGCGGGTACGATCCAGATTTCGGATCGCCTGAGCGTGCACGGTCCCGCATGCGAGATCGACGAGGTGGAAGTCATCGCCAACGCGGATGCCTTCTACGTCGCGCTTCCAGAGCAGGCGCCGCAGCCCTGGCGCGTGATCGCGCTGTTCGATCTCGTGCGTTTGAAGAAGGCGCGGGGGCTTGCGAAGGATCTGGAAGACCTGCGGCTCATCGAGTCGTTGAGGGGGGAGTGATGGAAGAGTTCTGGCTGGAGCTGTTTCAGGTCGACAAGGCGGACGCGCAGGGTGACGTCATCCCGAAGACGGCGGCCGAGGAGGCTATCCTTCGCCAGAAGGCATCCTCGACGCACCTCCCGGTGACCAAGAACTACGACGCGGCGACTCCGCCGCTTGGGCGCGTTCTGGACTTCGACATCGTGGACGGGATCGTGCTCGCGCGGATCGATGTCGGCGAGGAGGGCGCGAAGCTGGTGAAGGCCGACTGGGAGCTCGCGGTGGGCTTCACCGCGGACCCGAAGGATGTCGTCGAGGTTGCGCCGGGAAGGCGCGAGATCCGCGCGCTGCGGCTCACGCAAGCGGCGCTGACCAAGAAGAAGGTGGGGTACGCGTGATGATCGACTGGATGATCCGCATGGAGGCGCTCTTGGGTGGGCTGATCTCTGCGGCTGAGGATACTGCTGCCATGGATCCTTCACTCGTCGTCCAGAAGGCGAAGGAAGCGCTCCTCGAGCTTCAAAAGGATCGCACCACGCGCCAGCGGAGCGAGGAGAAGGAGCTGACGGTTACGGCGTCCGGTCACTGCGAGTGCGGTGCCCTCGTGCGGATCCGCGTCCGCGCGGTCTGGCGCTTCGTCTACGGCGATCCGATGTTTGGCGACTACGTGCAGGCGCCGATCGAGGCCATCATCGCGGATGACGTGCTTCCGCGTTGCGCGAAGTGCGGCTCTAACTCTTGCTACTCGAATCGGCTGTTGCTCCCGAAGATCGATCTGAAGACGCAGCAGCCCGTCGAGGGGTTGGGCGTGATCGTGGAGGTGGAGGGGTCCTTTTGAAGGAAAGAATGATCGATTATGTCGCTCTCCTGTAATTGCAGTTCGTGAAGGTCCAGTTATATTCTGGATGATCCGTGTCGATCTGGAAGATGTTCGGCCACGGGTTCCAGCGGTCCGTTCGGATCGTTACGTCCTGCATCAGGCACCCGAGCAACCTTACGCGTCCGTCTGGCGTGAGCGTCGGGCGCGGCAAACCTAACGCCGCGTCCACGCCGGGGCCCCCGTCCATGTTCATGTCGATCAGGACGCGCTTGGCCACAAAACGGCGAGAAACGTCCGGCCGATACTGCGTTGAATCGGGCATCGTGGCGATCATCATTCCTCGCCGCCGCAGCACGCAATCGTAGACGCCGTTATCGCGCGAGATGTCGAGGTCCTGAATGTAGTCCGTACCGTGCACGCGGAGGGTGTGCTTCTCGGCGATCGTGCCGAGCACGCAGTTCGCGACGACCACTCGCTGCGTGCTCATCGCGCGGTAGCAAGCCTCTTCGCCCCACGTCCAGAGGTTCGAGTCTTGGACGAGCCCATCACACGTGCCGGGGTCCAGCCACAAGGCGAACGCCTCGAAGCCGTCGCCTCCGTCGCGGGCCCGCGCGGCCACCGTCTTGATGTCGGAGATCAAGAACCGCTGTGCTCGAAATTGGTTCCCAGCTCGCCGAGGCCCGCGACCGGTGCAAAGCAGGTTGTCGATCGTGAGGTCCGTGACCTCGTTCGGGGCTTCGGGCGTAAGCGAGTGGAGGTTCTGAGACCGGAACGTGCCCACCCGACCGTTCGTGACGCGTCCGTGATGGTAACCTGGCCCAAAGACCAGGTCAGTGATCTCGAAGCCGTTCAGGTCGATCACTCGGTTGGAATCAGCGGGTCCCAATGTTCTCATCGGCGCGTCGCTGGTGAGTACGACCGGCGAGAGCGTCCCGTCGGGAGCGGCCGGTGGTGCGGGCGGGTTCACCGCCACGTCGAGGGGCAGTCTGTAGATCGGTAATGCTTGCATTCTTTCTTTCCTTCCTTTGGGTCGCGATCGGAAGAATAGATCACGGGCTGGTGGTCGACGTCCTGCTGGTGGTCGACGTTCTGGACTCGAGCGCCCAAGTCTTGGCGCTCTCTTCTTTGACTTGATCGTAGATCGACCACGCCGTCACGACCGCCACGATCCCGAAGAACACCAAGCCGACGATCATGACCGGATTCCACTTCCATCTCATGGGCGTCACGTTGCCGGGCTTCACGTCGCTGTGTCCAGGCCCTTCCCAACCCCGGACCCCTGTGGCACCTTCCCCCGCATGCCGGACCGACGGGGTGCGCCGGATTGCGACTTCACGCTCGAGAAGGCCTACGGGCGCGTCCCAGGGCAGGTCCCGGGCGTCACTCCTCCCCTGTCCTCCGGCTTCCGGCGCCTGGATCCCGCGATCGAGCGGATGCTGACCGAGAAGCCGCCCGACTTCACCCTCGACGCGTACACGGACAGGCCGATCGCGACCCCGCGCGCGGTGGTGTCCGGCTTCGGCTTCACCCCGACGCTCGAGAACATGCTGGCCAAGGCGATCGGCGAGATGGTCGGCACCGCGCCGAACGAGCTCGTCTTGCGGCAGCGCCTGATGGAGAAGATGCTCTCGGACGGCTACCCGTTCGAGGCGCGGCAGCTGATCTTCAAGCGCTCGCTCGCGTTCTTCCGCCACACGCTCCAGAAGTCAGGCGACCCCGAGATCTTCAAGCCCGAGGAGCTCCACCCGGACCGCTACCCGAAGCTCCGCCGCACCGGCGAGAAGAAGCGCGAGAAGGACCAGCGGAAGAAGCAGGGCCTCGAGAAGGCCGGCGGCGAGGGATCGAGGGGCGGTCGGGTCATCGGGCACACGAGCGGAGGGAAGCCGGTTTACGCAAGCGAGACCGGGAGTCCATCCTTTCACGCAAATAATGCGAGTCACGCCGCAGAAAACACCCCCACGAAAGAAGCGCACGAGCGCGCTGCCATTTTGCATTCGCACGCGGCGTCCGTCTCGGACGGGCAGCAGGAGCACATGCACCAGAGAACCGCTGCGCAGCATAAAGAGGCGGCTGGTAAGTTTGATGAATTGGCGATCGCTCACCACCAGAAGCAAGCCGCTCACTTCGAGCAGAAAACGACCGCGGCGCGCATGGCGGGCGACCACGCCTCCGCTGACCGCTACGATCGCGCCGCGTTCTCGCACGAGAAGATTGCCGAGCTCCACGCGGCCGGCGCGCACGAGGACGCCGAGAAGATGAAGACGCAGGAGGCCGGCGCGCTCTCCCCGAAGGCGGTCGAGTCCCCGAAGAAGACCGGCGTCACCTGGGGCAAGCTGTTCGAGAAGGCGGAGGCGCGCGGCGGCAAGTACCATCGGCGCGTCACCCAAGGCGGGGAGCACCGCTACTATTACGACGAGAAGAAGTACGAGAAGGACCACGGCAGCCATCTCGACGGCGCCGAGGCCCGGCACCAGCACCTCTCGTCCTCCGTGCTGAAGTGCGTGGAGAAGGCCGGCGAGGCCGGTTGCGATCTGACCGCGTTCGCTCCGCTCGTGAAGAAGCACGGCGCCCAGGCGGTGCACGACGCGGTGAGCGGGCAGGTCGGCAAGTCGATCGGGTTCAAAGCCGGTCGCTTCTACAAGAAGCCGGGAGACGTCCAGAAGTCGATGCGCCCGGATGCGCGGTTCATGATCGGCGAGCCGCCGTGATCCCGCACGAGAGAATCATCGTCGAGGCAGCCGAAGCGTTCCGAAGAGAGGCCGTCATGATCACGCAGGGAGATCTCGAAAACTGGTTCACGTACCACGCTCCGAGCGAGGCGGATCAGCTCAAGTTCAAGGCCATCCGCGCAGCGGCGCACGCCTTCGCGAAGGTCCTCCTCGAGAACACGCCGCCGAGCGCGGACCAGACGGTGGCCGTGCGCCACGTGCGCGATGCAGTGATGAGCGCGAACAGCGCGATCGCCTGCGGCGGGAGGTAGCCCTTGAATTGGATCACGCCGAGTGGCCAACCGGACAGGAGCATCCCGCTCGGCGAGGACCCGCACGTCTCCGCCACGGAGGAGAACAGCGCCGCGCGCGCGATCGCCGAGGGAACCTCCGTCGGCATCACTGATCAGGTCATGGCGCTGGCGCGCAACATGGACCTCGTCCAGAAGGGCTTCTCGATCGAGCAGATCCAGCAGCTCCGACCGGGCAAGAAACAGCCGCCGCTCGTGCAGTCGCACGGCAACTGGTACGTGCCGAAGGGCGAGGAGACCGCGGACCTCGACTTCGCCAAGTCGATGACGGCCGAGATGGTGACCGTCGGGCAGGACGGCTACGGGCGCCCCCAACCGCAGGCCGCGGTGGTCAACCTCCAGAAGGGGCAGAAGCCCAAGGTCGAGGTGCGCGAGCCGAAGCCGCAGGAGATGGTCACCGTCGGGGATGACGACGACGCGGGCCCGCCGGAGAGGCTCCAGAAGGACGCCGTCCAGAAGAGCATCGAGCAGGACGACGGCGTGGACGTCAACGAGCCCCTCTCGAAGAGCGACATGCTCCACGGGGGCGGGCGCAGCTGGGCGGATCAGTTCCAGGGGACGCCGCTCTACTCCGAGGCCCTGAAGTGCGAGGAGGACAGCCTCGAGCGCGAGATCGAGCTCCGCCGAAGGAAGCGCGCGCAGCGCCAGCAGGACGATCAGCGAAAGGCCTCCGCAGGGCGCGACGAGAAGGCCTGGAACGCGATCTACGAGATCGAAGAGCAGGGTCGCGCGGAATACGATCAGGCCAAGGAGGACCTCGCGCTCAAGCTCGTGAGGCACCGCCGGAGCGAGGAGGAGCTGTACCAAGAGCAGCGCCGGCTCCGCGAGGGCATGTCAAAATCTCGCACGCCGTTCGACAGCCTCCAGAAGGCGATCGACGAGGCCGAGAAGGCGCAGCCGTCGGCCAGCGCGGACGTCACCCCGGAGAAGGCGCGGAAGATCCTGCACGACGGATCCGTGCGCGGCCACCCGCTCACCGAGCAGCAGCGCAAGATGTTCGGGGCGATCGCCTCGCGAGGCAAGAAGGTCGAGAAGGCGGAAGGACCGCCTCCGGTCAAGAAGCCGCCGGACGCACCCAAGGCCACGCTCCAGAAGCCCGAGATGACCGACGAGCAGAAGAAGGTCGCGGCGGAGCTCCGCGCGGCCCGGAAGAGCCTGTCGATCGGAGCGGCCATCCTGGAGGACCACCTCGAGAAGTCGGGCGAGTGGTTCGCCAAAGCAGAGGGGGGCGGGCACAAGTACATCCGCAGGACGGGAATGCCGGGCAGCTACCAGTACGAGTACGCGGAGGCCGAGGGGCCGAAGCCCGCGCATTCGGCCGAGGACATGGTGAGCGGGAAGGGTCCGTACAAGCCGGGCGAGACGCTGAGCCACCTCCACGACAGTCCGGAGACCGCGCACGTGATTGCCGATTATCCGTACGGCAGCCATCGCACGGAGAAGCGCGTATGGGTCGAGAGCCACCCGAAGAAGGGCCAGCGCGCGATGAGCCAAACCAAGAACCCGAAGACGGGACTTTGGAACAAGCCGGACGCGAGCGTCTACCACGACGCGCACGTGCTGCACGTGGATGACGTCGGGCACGTCAAGCACGATGCCTTCTCGCTCGCGTACACCAGCGGGGCCACGGCCCAGAAGTTCCTGGACGAGCACAAGGACGGGATCGCCCCTGATCGTCTGGCCAAGATTCAGTTTCGCATCGACTACGACAAGCTGATGGATGCGAAGAAGAAGGAGGCCGAGGAGAAGGGCGGCAAGCTCGAGTACGGGACGCCCGAGTACGCGGCGGCCCACAAGGAGTCGATGAGCGCTGCGATGCACTCCAGCGGGCAGCTCGAGCAGATGAAGCAGGAGGGCGCGAAGGAAGCCGAGGCGGCCAAGGAGAAGAAAGCCGCGAAGAAGGAGAAGGCGGCGGAAGCAAAGCACGCACGTGTGACTTACGAGGCTGCGATGGGTGAGTTTAGAACAGCATCTTCAAAGCACAGCGAGGTCACGGCGGCCTACCGTGCGAAAAAGGTGGGCGATGCTGAATTTTTGGCGTCAAAAAAGGCGCTGGATGCCGCGAGCAAGAAGGCTGATGCCGCTGAAGCGTTGGTGAAGAAAAGCATGGACCCATTCAAAGACTTTTTGGCTAAGGCCGAGGGCGAGCGGGGTGGGAAGATCATCGGTCACTCAGCCGGTGGGAAGCCGATCTACGAGCCCCACGCGGATGCGGTGGCTCGGATGCGCGAGCACGTGAACCTCCAGAAGAAGACGGCGAAGGGGAAGCTGGCGGAGCACGCAGCCGATCACCTTCACCGAACATCGAAGGACTTCTCTCCAGCCGACCACGCGGACGCGGCCAAGGAGCACAAGAAGGAAGCGAGCGACCATTCGAAGAGCGAGAAGGTCCGAGCCTTCCACCAGGCGATCTCGGAAGCTCACGATGCGAAGGCGTCCAACAAGGCCACACCAGCGGCAGCAGCTCGGGCCAAGGCGGATGCGTCAGCAGCCAAGCGGGAAGCGTCAGCCAAGAAGAAGGAAGAAGCTCGTCCGAAGCAGACAATCGCAACCACGTCGGGTGGGCACGAGATCAAGAACACGCACCACATCCGGGACAGCGCGGCGGGGACGAGCCTCAACGAGGGTCCAGCTTCGAGCGCCAAGGGCACGGTCAACACGCCGATCGAGACCGAGATGGGTCCGCACCTCTCGCCCGAGCAGCACCGCGACATCGCGCAGCACCACAAGGACCAGGCGCACGCGCACGCGGCGAAGCACGACCGGGATAAGGGCCCCACCATGCGCATCAGCCCCACGCGGGTGGAGCGCTTCGGCGAGCACGGCACGAAGATCCGCCAGCACGAGCACGCGGCCGAGCTCCACGAAGCGGCGGCCAAGCTCAAGGAGGCCGCGCCGAAGGGCCAGGCCGGCTTCGCGTTCAAGAGCTTCGGGCGCTGGTACGATAGTCTGATCAAGTCCGGCGAGGACAAGGAGAGAGCGATGACTCAAGGATTCAGCGATCTGGACAACTGGCTCCAGAAGGCCGGCGACCGCGTCGTCAACGACGGCGAGGATCGCGTCAGCGTCGGCCGCGCCGGCTCACCGGCCAACACCGGCGCCCCTGGCGTCGGCACCGAGGATCTCGAGTACGACGGCGACATGACGTCCGGGAACGGCTCGCGCACGATGGAGGGCCGCACCTCGATCGAGAAGGAAGGCGAACCGGCCGACACCGGCGTCACCGCCGGCTACGGCAGCGAGCACGACCTCGAGGGCGACGATGGCCAGGACCGCGGCATGACCGACCGGACCACCGTCGACTCGCCCGGCTCGCCCGCGAACACAGGGGCACCGTCGATCTCGTCCGAGGACCTCGAGCACCCCTCGATGTCAAAGGCGCACCAAGGCAGCATGGGCCTCGATCCCGACGACCCCATGGAGGCCATGGTCAAGAACGAGGACGAGGAAGAAGGGGACGACGAGGACGAGGAGAAGGCCATGACCAAGGCCGACCACATCCTCGACGGCGGCGAGCACGCGCGCGCGGCGATCATCTCGCAGCTCCAGAAGAGCCGCGACGTCTTCGTGGGCTACGGCCAGGAGGGAGACTCGACGCTGCCTTCCTTCCAGAAGTCGCGGCCCGAGGTCGAGAAGCCGTCCTACTGGATGCAGAAGGGCGGATCGATGCTCTACTCCGACCAGGAGGACAAGCTGATCGAGCGCAACCTGAACATGGTCGACGACCTCAATTTCTACCAGACGCCGAAGCTCGAGCTCGAGTCCCAGCTCCAGAAGTCGCACGAGTGCCCGCTCTGCAAGTCGCTCACGCCGGTCACGCTCTCGGACTGTCAAAATTGCGGACACATGGTGATGGGCGGCGACGTGGCGGTGACTGGCACCGGCGGCGCGATGATCCTCGAGAAGGCCGTGGCGATGACGTTGATCCCGCCCGACCTCGACGACGTCTTCGTGAGGTAGGCCGGAGACAAAACGGGTGGCGTCGCTCCTCGACAGACTGGCCGGCATCGGCAGCATGACCGTCGAGCGCGCGCTCGGGGGCCTCGAGGGCATGCTCAAGGCGAACGGGGCGACAGCGCCGGTAGTCGAAGAGGCGAAGGACCCTCCGACCAGTCTTTTTTGGGATCCGTTCTCGATCATCGAGCAGCTTGGCTACAAGGAGAAGCCGGGCGCGATCACGTACGGAACGCTCCAGGCGATGGTGTGGCGACTCCCGCTGATCCACGCCATCATCCTCACGCGCATCAACCAGGTCGCTGCATTCGCGAGACCTCAGCGCGACCTCTTCCAGGTCGGCTTTCGCGTGAAGCTCGTCGACAGCACGGCGAAGCCGTCACCCGCCGATCGCAAGTTCATCCGGCGCGCCGAGGACATGATCATGACCACCGGCGTGACGGACAACCCGATCATGCGGGAGGGCTTCGAGAAGTTCCTGCGCAAGGCCGTGCGCGACTCGATGACCCTCGACCAATGGTGTCACCCAGCCGGAACGAGCATCGAGACGCTCGGAGGCTATCAGGCGATCGAAGAAATCGAGGTTGGGGATTTTGTCCGAACGCATACAGGGCGCCTGCGGCGGGTCGCGGAGCTGAAGCAGCGCAAGTATTCGGGGCTGATGATTCGAGCGAAGGCTAGGGCGCAATCAATCGAGATGACCGCTGCGCATCCTATTCTTGCGATTAAGGATCGCTGGTTCAATCTGACCCCCAATCGTGGCCAAAAACCAGAATGGATCGACGCCTCGCAGCTGCGGGAAGGCATGTACCTTTGCTACCCCAAACCGAAGCTGAAGGTTGATCCTCAGGAGACGAAGGCCGGACCACTGACTTCAGAGATTGCTTGGATGCTCGGGTTGTATGTTGCGAACGGAAATACAGATCGAGGGCGATCGAAGCAACCTGGTGCTGGGGTTCAGTTCACGCTCAATGGGGCGGATGGGGCGATCGCGGATCGACTGGCGGCGGTGGGGACTGGGCTTGGATTCAAGGTGAGGATTACGACGTACGAAGATCGCTACGCGATTCGCGTCGGCTTCGCAACGGGGTCCGCTGATTGGGGGGTTTGGTTCTGCGATGCATGCGGCCCTAATGCGGGAGCCAAGTACATCCCTTCTTTTATCTGGACCGCGGAGCCAGAGCACCAGCGCTCGTTCTTAGCTGGGTATCTTGAGGGGGACGGTTGCTTCAAGGGAACGCGCGTGTCGTTCAATACAACTAGTCGGCAATTATTTCATGGATTGCGCACCTTGTTCGCGGCGCACGGAATGCTGGTTTCTGAAACTCGGATCTCTGAGGGAGGTTCTCCTGGTTCTGGATGGTCGGATCAAAGCTCTGGGCAGACGTCAGGCCCGGCGTATCGTGCGTTCGCGCGAGAGCAGGGGCTTCCGGTTGTTGATCCTCCAAAAAAGAGAGCGGCGTGGATTGAAGACGCTGATTTTTATTATCTGCGGATCAACGAAGTGGCGCAGTGGGAAGTCGAAGATCTTCCAGTCTACAACTTCGAGGTCGAAGTCGATCACAGCTACGTGGCGAATGGGTTCGTGAGCCACAACTGCTTCGAGGTCGTCAAGAACCGGAAGGGGCAGCCGGCCGCGTTCTACGCAGTGGACGGCAGCACGATCCGCCTCGCTGACACCGCGAGCGTCTACTTTGACGAGAACGCGGTCACCGAAGAGGCGTACACCGTCCAGATCTACGACGGCATGGTGATCCGCGAGTGGGCCCGGGACGAGATGGCCTTCTGCATCCGCAACCCGTCCACCTCGATCCGTAACTACGGGTACGGGATCGCCGAGGCGGAGATGCTGGTCACCACCATCACGCAGCTCCTCTGGTCGATCGAGTACAACAGCAAGTTCTTCCAGCAGGGCAGCGCCGCGAAGGGGCTGCTCAACATCAAGGGTCCGATCAACCAGACCCAGCTCGATGGCTTCCGGCGCATGTGGTACCAGATGGTTTCAGGCGTCGAGAACGCGTGGCGCACGCCCGTCCTCAACAGCGAGGAGGTGCAGTGGATCCCGATGCACTCCAGCAACCGGGACATGGAGTTCTCGGCCTTCATGGATTTCCTGATCAAGGTCGCTTGCGGTGTATTTCAGATGGATCCGATCGAGGTCGGGTTCAAGTACGGCAACCAAGGTCAGCAGCGCTCGATGTTCGAGGCCGCGAACAAGCAGAAGCTGATGGAATCGAAGGACAAGGGCCTCAAGCCCCTCCTTCGATTCATCGCGCGGAACCTCACCAACTACGTGATCCGTCCGATCGACCCGGACTTCGAGCTCGAGTTCGTGGGCCTCGAGGCGCAGACGCACGACGAGCTCGCCAAGCTGAACGCGCAGCGCGTGAAGACCACGCACTCCGTCAACGAGCTCCGCGCCGAGTACGATCTCCCGCCGATCGAGGGCGGCGACATCATCCTCGATCCCGTCTTCGCGCAGGCGCTCCAGATGGCCAAGATGGCGGAGCAGGGGCTCGATGCGAGCGGCCAGCCGATCGGCGCGGGCTCGGACCAAGCCGGCGCGGGTGACCACAACAACGACGGCAAGACGGACGAGAACGCGGCCAACCACGACTTTGGTCCGGAGGACTTCGAGGCGCTCGAGGGTCCGGACGACATCGAGCCGGAGGCCAAGAAGGCGCTTCTGGACTTCGAGTTTTAGGAGAGAACCATGGCGAAGCGGATCAGGATCAAGTCGTGGGTGAAGATCTTTCGGGAGCTGAAGGAGACGAACGCCGAGCACGCGCCGGACGACAAGGCGGCCGAGGAGATCATCGACGGGCTCGATCGCGGCAGCTACCGCGACGTCAACATCGCGGCGACCACGAGCGAGGCGCAGACGTTCCCCGACGTCACCACCGTGAAGGGCGTCTACTTCCTCGCCGACTCGGACTTCGACGCCGCGATCAACGGCGCTGCGGCCCTCGCGTTCCGCCGCCTCGACAACGCGGAGACGAACACCACCGAGAAGCTGCGCATGCTTCTCCAGGCGAACATCACCAGCCTGACGCTGACGAGTCCGGTGGGGGCGACCTTCGCGCTCACCGGCGTGCTCGTCTACGTCGGGGACCCAACCCCGTAGCCTGTCAAGGCTATTGGTTCACACGCGCGTGACGGTTGCGCGATCTCGATCTGGAGTCGTAGGATTCGAGGCAGCATGGTCATCGCGGGCAAGAAATACGGGATCGAGGTAGGGCAGACGGCGGCTCAACGAAAGAAGGAGCTGCTCAAGGCGGTCGCGGAGGGAAAGCAGCTCGTCCTCGGGGAGTACAGCGAGCTGAAGGTCCTGCTCGCCGCAGAGTACCAGCCGCCCATCGATCCTGCGTGGCTAATGATCCCGATCCACCAGCTCGCGGACAGCAGTTTCTTGACGCGGCAGGGGCACGAGCTGGTTCCGATGATGGGTGCTCCGTATCCTGAGCCGGAAGAATTATCCGTCGTGACCCTGAAGCCTGGGCAGTATTTCCAGTCGAGCAATGGAGTTCAGATTCAGAACAAGGGCCACAGCGAGATCGTGGTTCCGGCAGGGCTCATCCTCGAGGCTCAGGAATCCAAGAAGAACATCGTTCTTGCTGAGGGTGAGATCGGAGTGCTTCCTCCAACACACGTGGTGATCGATGAGGATGATTTTGCTCCTGTACCGAAGGACAGCTATCCAGACCCGGACAAGCAGCTCCAGCTCCTCCCAGAGCTCGCTGCGCAGGAAGAGTACAAGGCGGTCCAGCAGGGCCTGATCGATGGGCTCTCGAAGTCCGGCTGGACGGTCGCGCGATCGAGCTCGAAGCTAGACGGGCCCGCAATCGTGGACGCCGCGATGGACCTGACCGAGGCCATGGAGAAGCAGGCGAGCGAGCCGGCGTCGGTCCTCATGCACCCGAGTGTGCACGCGGACATCCTCAAGGAAGTAGTCGGCGCCGCGCAGGCGTCGACCGCGAAGTACCTCGCGAACGGCTTCTGGGATCCGTTCGACTCATTCGAGAAGAGGCTTGAGTCGATCAGCGTTGCGATCTCGCAGTCAACCGCGTACGCGTCCGGAAGTCTCAACTCCGTGCTACTCGCAGCGAGTAACATCATTCTGGCCATGCTCGATTTCGGATACCTGGACTCGGCGATTGAGGGTGAGCTTCCCAAACGGTTGAAGCCGTACCTAGCTACCGGCTGCGGCGTGGTCTCCGTCTTCACTAAGGCGAGTGACATCGAGTCGTACCACGGCGCGCGGTGCTACGGCGTCGATCTGGACGGTGGTCCCGTGATCGATCGACTTCTAGTGTACGTGAGGCGTCCGACCAAGGCGCTCAAGGCGGGGATCATGCACTCCACCCTCGAGGTGATCCCGAAGCAGGATCCGATGAAGTGGGATCCGTACAAAATGGAGTTGCTGGGATGAGGATCCGAGTCGAGGCGACGCCGGCGGAGATCCGCGAGCGCGGAACCGAGGCGCTCGAGCGCGTGGCGGAGCGCCTCTCCGTCTTCTCTCCCGGCGCCGAGGAGGCGCTGGGGCTGATCAAGGCCGCGCGCGAACCCAAGAGCACCGCCGAGCGCCACGCCGTCACCCACCACCTCCAGGAAGAGGCCTCGAAGCTCTACGCGCGACAGCTCGATCTCATGCTGGCTGAGATTTACCAAGTCATCGAGCGAGAGGTGTGAAGTGCGGCTCCTGACGCGCGATCAGCTTTTGGAGATCAAGGAAATTATCCGCCGGCACCACGCGGCGGTGATCGTGTCCGTCGCGGGCGCCACCGCGCTCTCCGAGGCCGACAAGCATCTTCTGGTCTCGGCCGGCATCCAGCCAGAGGAGCTCGGGACGATCGAGGAGAGCTACCTCTTCGGTCGGGTGCTCGCGATGCGGCCGAAGGCGTCAAAACTCTCCTACCCCGACTTCAAGAGCCTGCTCGAGAAGAACCCGGTCCCGCTCACGGAGCACGAGGAGGCGGCGGTCAACGCTGCGCGCCACTCGGCCGGAACCCATATTCAGAATCTTGGGATGAGGATCGATTCTGACGTCACGCAATCCATCCTCGAGCAGGACGCGTCCCTGAGGGCCGAGCGCATCGACTCAGTCCGCGAGCACGTGGCGGAGGCGATCGCCAAGCGCGAGGGCATCCAGGCGCTCAGGAAGCGGCTGGGGGACTCGGTCGGGAGCTGGAACCGGGACTGGATCCGGGTGGCGGTCACCGAGCGGGCGCAGGCCATGAACCAGGGCAGCGCCGACGTCATCCAAGATCAGCACGGGGCGGAGTCGTACGTCTTCAAGAGGCCGCAACCCGGGGCGTGCGAGCATTGCCTGGCTCTATTCCTGGGACCGGACGGGCACCCGCGCATCTTCAAGCTGAGCGAACTGACCGCGCACGGGCACAACCACGGGCGCAAGGCGAAGGATTGGCTGCCCACGATCGCCCCCGTGCATCCTCACTGCCGGTGTACCCTCGAGCGCGTTCCGCCCGGCTGGGGCTTCGACGAGTCCGGCGACCTCGTGCCCGGCGGGACCGGCGGGCGGCGCTACGAGTCGGCCGAGGAGATCGAGCTCGCGCTCACCGGCGAGGCCGAGCTCCAGAAGGCGGGACGGGTTCGCGGTCGTCTCAACTACCGCGGGCTCCCCATCGCGATCGAGAATCCCGCCGGGAGCGTCCGGAAGTGGCGCGGTGGCGAGACGACGATGCTCGTCCCCTACGGCTACGTCGAGGGGACGCTGGGCGCGGACGGCGACGAGTACGACGCGTACGTGGGCCCCGATCCCCTCGCCGAGTTCGTCTACGTGATCGATCAGGCTGATGGGGACGGCGGTTTCGACGAGCAGAAGGCGATCGTCGGCGCCTCCGACATCCACCAGGCGCGGGCGATCTACCTCGCGCACCGGGACGACGGCGAGGCCGCTCTGCAGTCGATGGCGATCCTCCCGTTCGAGGAGTTCCGGGCCAAGGTGCTCGGGACCGGCAAGCCGGGGCTCATGCAGGACGGGCTCGTGAAGTCTCCCTCAAACGGGGCGGGCTATTTGAAGGATCGCGTGTTCTTTCTTCCAGAAGGCTTGGATCCTGAAGCACCGCTCCAGAAGGCCCTGAACGCGGAGCACGCGGCGGACGGGTCCCAGTGGGGCAACCGGTCCGTCCGAGGGACTCCGAACCTCGGCTTCGGCTACGGGCGCACGGCGGGCGAGTCGGCGCGCACCAAGGCGGACGTTGCGTTCCCGGTCGAGGAGCTCGCGGAGCCGTACCCGCTCCTCTACGTGCCGATCAAGGACCCGACCATCTACGAGCCCGGCGAGCGCGAGCGGCAGGTGCGGCCGGTCGAGGTCCCCGACGGCTGGGCCGAAGCGCAGCAGTCCGTGCGCGACGAGGCGGGGCACAACGCGTTCGTGCTGGTCGAGACGGCGAAGCGGAGGGCGAAGGGTCGGATCACGAACTACGCCGACGTCGAGGCCGAAGAAGTCCAGAAGGCCGAGAAGGGCGAGCAGGTCTCGGGGCACAAGTACACCGAGCGCGAGTGGATGGTGGACCACTGGGCCTATACGTACGCGGCCGAGCGGGGCGGCAAGATCGAGGGGCACGCGATCGACCTGGACGCGGTCATTCTCAAGTTGCCGAAGGCGAAGCTCGCCGAGCTCAAGGCGTTCGCCCAAAAGCACCACCTCGCGCACGAGCCGTTCGAGGGCGGCAAGTACGCCATGGTCCAGCTCAGCCAGTCCGAGGCGCATCAACTCCGGCAGCTCGCGCAGGCGAAGAAGCCCGCGGTCGTGCAGCAGGCCGAGGTCCAGAAGCCAGCCACAAAGAAGCAGGATTTTTGGAAGGGGGAGCCGGTCGACCAGAAGGATCTTTCTCTCCCCGCAACAAAACTCCTCCAGGCCGGGCAGGGCGTGACCGCAACGATCGGCGGCAAGGCGGTCAGCGGGCAGCTCGAGGGCTGGGACTACCAAGGCCGAGCCGTCATTCGCGCCGAGGGTCAGCGGCGGATCGCGAAGTTCTCGGACGTGAAGCCGAGCGGCGACAAGCAGCCGCAGAAGCGAAGCTACGACAAGCTCCAGAAGGGGCAGATCGTGCGCGCCACCGAGCGGCACCAGAAGCTAGTCAACGAGATCGTGGCCGAGGAGGTGCTTCCCGGGCGCCAGGCGTCGGCATATCTCGGATGGCTCCACCAGCGCGGGATCGAGGCGTACCTGGTGGGTGGTGTGGTGCGCGATCTGATCGCCGGCACCTCGTCGGGACTCACTGACGACGAGGTCAAGGAGAAGATGAGGGACGTGGACATCGTGGCGGCGGCCCCACCGATGGTGGGCGTTAAAATGTTCGCCGAGCACCCCGTGGCTGGCGGCAAGAGCTACAACCAGGCCGGCGGTGTTTGGTCGGACGCGGGTAAGTGGGGGATGGTTCTCGCGGGCGGTGCGAAGGGCGGGTTCGGCAACCGCGAAGAGGGGCTCGACTACGCGAGCATGCTCTCCGCCGGAGCCTTCCAGCCCGTGATTCAGAATCAGGATGCTCCGGCCGAGCCGGACGTCGCCCCGCTCGACTTCGACCACGACATCCAGAAGGACGCGCGTCGCCGCGACTTCAGCGTGAACAGCCTTTACTATGATCCCCACAACCACGCGATCCTGGATCCCACCGGCTACGGCATCGAGGACGCCCAGAAGAAGCATCTTCGCGTCATCGCCGGTGACAAGGAATTGGTCGGGAACCACAACATCAGTTTTCGCTTCTGGAAGTTCAGGATTCGCGGCTACACTTCGGACAAGGAGAATATCCAGAAGATGCGGGACAGCTTCGCGCACTTCGCTGCGCACGGAAACGACTGGATGTCAGCGGAGAAGCTGATCATCACCGAGGCCGTGAAGGCGTGCGGGAAGGTCTGCAAGACGCCTCAGGACTTCCTCACCAATCTGCGAAAGGTGATGACGGAGGATGGCTGCGCGGATCTTTACGACAAGCACGTTTTTCCTCTCGAGGACCAGATCAAGGCCGTCGCGAAGAAGGAAGCCACCAAGCTGCTCCTGCATGGGAGCGCCTGATGATCCCGGTCGTCACGATCTACAAGAAGGCTGATGGTGTGTACCGCGCGCCCGACTTCCCGTTCACCGATCACGGCGACATCGTCGAGCTGGACGAGACGCAGGCGACGCAGATCGACGTCGAGGTCCGCGTGCGCGGCGCGCCAGTCAAGATGAGGGCCTGGACGCTAGGCACTGACGACGAGTGCCACATCGATTACAAGCAGTACAGCTCGCTGTTCGGGTGAGGCGGAAGATGACGAAGAAGCAACCCAAGATGGTGATCAAGATCGATGGACTTCCGGTCGGCCACGTCACGGGTCTCGCCAAGGCAGAGAGCACGCCCGTCATCCCGTTCGATCCATTCGGCCCAGAACACGCCGTCCCCAAGCCATCGAAGATTCCGTATGCAGAGGGGAAGCAATTCTTCGAGATGAACTTCGCGAAGATGCTCTACGGCCACGATGTCTCATTCGCGCTGATCAAGGGCGAGGTGCTCGAGGACGAAGATGGCTTGCTCACCAAGCGCGGGATGGAGATCATCGCGGAGTACGCCACCGCGTGGGTGAAGCGCGGCGCGCGGAGTCTCGAGCTCGAGCGTCGCTACCCGGAGTTCGGCGGATTTTTCTACGACCTGCGAGTTGATCCAGACCTGGCCGCAATGCACGCCGCGGGATAGTCTCGCGGCGTGGTCAAGTCAGCGCACGATGATCCGGTCATGTCTGCGTTCTTCAAGGCGGCCGGCGTAAAGGGAACAAAGGACTTGACAAAAGGGTCGGTCAAACTGAAGATCCCGGCCACAACCATGACGGGCACGCTCGCCGACCAAAAGGGGAAGATCAAGTTCAAGCCGCAACCGGCGCACGCCTTCGAGGAGCTGTCCAAGGCTGACTCCACGAAGGTCGCGCACCACACCATCAACTACGGCTACTGGAAGCACATGCCGATCATCGCGCGCGGCCCTAAGGGCGGGAAGATCGTTGGCTACAGCAAGGGCAAGCCGATCTACGCCGGCACGCACGAGGCCGAGCAGCTCGCCCAGGTGCACGGCGAGCACGCGCAGCACGGGCACGTTCTGGACAAGGCGCTGGGTCTCGCCAAGGATTGGCTGAAGCAGCTCGGGATCCTCGCGAGCGTGGATCAAGCCGCGACGCCGTCCGTGATTCGCGTGAGCCCCGAGGACGGCAAGGCGCTCTCGGACGCGTTCGGCATCCATCCGGATAGCGTGACCACGCACGCCGCTACCTTCAAGTACGAACAGCTCAAGTCTCACGTCGGACACCCGCTCAAACCACGCCCGGAGGAGATGCTCCACTACGGCGCCAAGGTCGCGAGCGGGGACCACGAGCACGACCCGTTCCCGGACCTCAAGACGCTCAAGTTGATCGAGGCCGGCAAGTTCAAGGGCTCGCACGACAACACGCTGTGGCAGGCACCCGACGGCCGGCGCTTCCTGTTCAAGAGCAAGGATCCGACCATCGCGCGCGCAGAGGAGGCGGTCTCGCGGATCGCCCGCTTCGTGCTCCCGAAGAAGGTGCCCGCCGCGCGTTACGTGAAGCTCCACGGCAGCGACGGCGCGCTGATCGAGGTGCTCGAGGGCCATGAGGCGGATCCAGCACACCAACTTTTAGATGACGCCTTCTACCAGACGCACTTCGCGGACCTCATCCAGCACCAGGTTCTGGACTGGCTCGTCTCCAACCACGACAGCCACAGCGGCAACATGCTGGTGCAGCCGGACGGTACCCTCGTCGCGATCGATAAGGGCCAGGCGTGGAAATTCATCACCAAGGACAAGCTGGCCGCGGACTACAAACCGCCGAACCCGAGCCCGCCGATCTACAACCGGCTCTGGGAGCTGTTCCAGCAGAACAAGATCCTGGGATCGCCGGTCCCGTACGTCCAGGAGGCCGTCAACCGAGCGGCCGAGATGTCCGAGGACCAGTACCGCGCGCTGATCGGTCCCTACGTGGCTACGCTCGCCGGCGGCACCGAGCAGGATCCCAAGCAGATCGAGGCCCGGCTGCTCGCGCGCTTCCAGGCGCTGCGTTCGGACTGGGAGAAGTTCCTCTCCAAGATGGAGGGGGCACCAGTCACGCTCTCCTCTGTCCAGAAGCCCGTCCCGAAGGAACCGCCGCCGGCGATGATCATCCCGCTCGAGCCGGTCGCGGCTCCCAAGCCGAAGGAGCCCGTGAAGGCCCCCGCCCCCTTCGGCCAGAAGGTGGCCGGCTGGCCGGTGAAGAAGGGCGCGGTCACGATCCACCATCCCGGCTCGATCGCCCCGACTGGCTGGGCGAAGGGCTACCCAGGTCCTGGGTTCAGGGCCGAGGTCGTCTACAAAGGCAAGCCGTTCCAGATCTCCTTCGACGCCGTCGGCGGGAAGCTCGAGGCCTTCGTCGAGTACCCGGACGGGACCAAGGCCAACTTCGACTCGCCGAACAAGGCGACCGACTCCTTCTATCTGTGGTCGAACGGCCTGCCGCTCACCATGAGCTCGACCGAGAAGAAGGCGAAGAAGATCTCGTACAGCCCGACCAAGATGCTCCAGCTCGACAAGTTCCAGGCGGAGCTGGCGGGCGTGGGCCTCGAGTCGACCAAGCCGGCGAGCAGCAAGACGGTGGCCGAGATCGAGACCGAGTCCCCGGGCACCCAGCACCAGGCCGAGCTCAGCGCGTACCACGTGACCGGGGCGATGCCGGACGGTCTGGTCACGGATCCTGGATCGCTGCCGTGGGACGTCCAGAACCACCTCAAGAACCACGCGCAGACCAAAGTCGGGCCCCAATGGGAGGGCCAGCTCGCACCCGGCTACGCGGTGAAGAAGCAGCTGGGGGACCCCGGCAAGGGCCCGGTCATCATCCTAGCGAGCTACTACTCGGATCAGGGACCCGCGTACAAGACTTGGGCGATCGCGCCGAGCGGCGACGTCGACATGACGGGCGACTGGATTGCATCCGCCCTGCCTTCGTTCATCAAACCGGCGATCGCAGCGGCCGATGTCCAGAACGTCACCAAGGCCAAGATCCAGAACACGCAGACGATTGACGAGAAGCAGGGCCAGTCCCCGATCGCGGAGCCCCAACCGAAGGCGAAGGTCAGCGAGCCCAAGATCAAGCAGGCGACCAAGGGTCCTCTCGCTGCGGGCACCGTGGTGAAGGTCAAGAAGAAGTTTCAGGACGGCAAGGAGAAGGAGATCGAGCTCCACGCGCTGCCGGATGGTTCGTTCAGCTTGTTCGTCCCGAAAGATCAGGGCACCGAGCAGACCACGCACAAGACCATCAGCAGCGCGGCGAAGCACGCGTGGGTCGCGACCAAGGGCTACGGCTCGGTCGCGAACTACGAACTCGGCGTGAAGAAGAAGGCCCCCGGCGTGAACTGGCCCTTCTTCGGGCTCAAGAGCGCCCCGGCTCCCGCTCCTGCCCAAGAGGCGCCCGCCTCGCTCCAGGTCACTCCAACGGCCCCCAAGGAGCCCGGAGAGGCCAACTGGGAGGCCATGCCGCCGCCGCAGGAAACGAGCTGGTGGGCGAACCAGCCGCTCGGCACCATCGTCGAGTACAGCGACGACGCGGGCGCTAAGAACGTGGCCACCAAGACGGTCACGGGCTGGTCCGTCAGCGTGAACGGCGGTGCGCCGTACCACGAGAAGCACTCCGAGATCAGCAGCAACGCGAGCATCGCGGACGCGATCGTGGTGAAGAAGCCCGAGCCCGAGCTCGAGTACGAAGAGCCGCAGCACGCGGGCGCGCTCGCCCCGAGTCCAGAAGTCCCCGTCCCGAGCGGCTTGCCGCTCCAGCAGATCACGCAGGTCAAGGAGCTCGAGGCGCTCAAGCCCGGCGCCGTCGTCCTGTTCGCTCATACTCAAGCCGGCTGGCAGGGGATCTATGAGAAGCAGCCAGACTACGGCTGGAAGTCGAGTAAGACCGGTGCGATCTTTACCCCAGATCAGTTCGCTGTGCTCTTCGCGGATGGCAAGATCAGCCTCGTCCACGATCCCGGCAACGTTATCTCCGCTCCAGAACCCAAGCCGGAGCCCCAAGTCCCGAAGACGGCCCTCCAGACCAGCCAGCATCCCGCGAGCGAGTGGTCGAAGATGGACTTCTGGCTGAAGCTCGCCGATGAGGCGAAGAAGGGGGTCAGCTGGATCGCGCTCTGGAAGCACGACGATGATGACTACTCAGTCACGCCGAACCCGGAGTGGGTGCAGCACGGGACGAGCAAGCCGTTCTTGATCCAGTACCCCACGGGGGGCACTCCCGTCCCGTCCGTCATCAGCATCCCGACCGAGCTTCCCGGGATCCCGTCGTTCATCGACAAGGTCGGCGTTCCGCTCCACCTAGCCAAGACGCCGGCCAAGAGTCCAGAAGCCAAGACCGAACCAGGCGCGAGCAACTGGGCCTGGTTCGAGGGCAAGGACGAGACCGAGGTGAAGGGGCACCTGATCGGCCTCCCGGTCGGCGCGCAGATCAAGTTCACCAGCGAGGCGGGTGGCAGCACCTACGCGTGGACCGCGACCAAGACCTCGGGCCTCGAGTTCAGCTGGGTGATGCAGGGCGCAGGCACTCCGGCCGTGCAGTCACCGAACCAGTTCCCGATCGACGGCTTGTCCAAGCTGATCGCCTTCGCCCACGACAAGGGCGGCGCGGGCGGCAAGTACCAGTACCACTCGGCCCCCGAGGCAGCTCCGACCGTCCCGAAGTCAGCGTACGCGACGAAGGTGCACGCGGAGCTCCCGGTCAAGGGCGCGATCGGGCCGCAGCTCGCGAAGTCCATCGAGGACATGCAGGCGGTGAAGAACCAGGTCGGCGGCACCGCGGCCGACAAGCCCGCCACCTGGGCGCCCTGGATCCCGCCCCCCGGCGTCTGGATCGAGGGCTCCTTCCAGGGCAAGCCGGTCTACCTGACCACCGCGGTCTCGGGCTACACCGGCGGCGGAGAGCCGGGCACGAAGGTCAAGTTCGCGCTGGTCACCGAGGACGGCACCGTGCACCTCAGCAAGGAGGTCCCGCACGAGATCGCCACCAGCGCCGTGCTCGAGCTGGTCGACAAGCTGACCGCTCCGAGCCTCATCACGTCTCAGGGCGTGTTTCCGGGCTTCATCGACAACGTGTTCGCCGCGGGCGAGTCCGCAGCGAGCCTCAAGCCCGGCCACGTTCCGAGCGCGAATTACCCGCCGACCGCGGCCCCGGGCGACCTCACTCCGGCCCAAAAGACCGGCACCGTCAAGAAGACGATGGCCGCGGGCGAGTACGTCAAGCCCTTTCTTTCAAAATATCCAGAAGTCAAGCTCAAGAAGGCCGGCAAGGTCGGGCACACCAACATCATCATCGAGAGCCCGTCTGATTTCGTCTCAGCCAGCCAGGATCTCCAGAAGCTCGCCACCCTGTGCGGCCTGACCATCACCAACAGCGGTGGCGTGCCCGGCAAGTTCTACAGCAGCCCGGTCATCACCATCAAAGACTCCGACCTCCAGAAGCAGGTCACGGTCGAGGTGGAGGGGATCGAGGCGGCGAGCCAACCACCACCGCAACCGGCCTACCAGAAGATCCAGGTCGGGCAGGTGTTCACAGGCAGCAGTCAGGACAAGCAGAACGCGCTCAACGCGCTGCCGGTCGGGGCCGTGGTCGGGGTGCCGCAGGGCGACGACGAGTACAAGCACGCGCTGGCGGGCCACGCTTGGATCAAGGACACAAGCGGCGAATGGTCCAAGACGCTGAGCGCTCCGCCAGAGGCCTACGCGTACCCGAGCCTCGGCTATGTCGCGGGCACGGTCGGCCTCCACCTTCAGTCCCTGCCGGGCGAGCCCGGAAAGAAGTCACCCGACAACTTCGAGACCATGCCGGAGAGCGTGGCGACGGAGAGCAAGCAGCACCCGAAGAAGCTGTTCGAGAGCTGGTCGCAGAAGAAGATCGCGGAGCACCTCAAGGCGCTGCCGGTCGGCACCAAGCTGCAAACCAAGAGCGCGACCCACTTCGTCAAGAAGTCGGAGCACGCGTGGACGCACCACTACAACGAGTTCGACGCGGGCATCCAGAAGAACGCGCTCGGCATCGCGGCGGACGTGCAGCACGCCAAGGGCGCCACGGTCATCCTGCCGGGCATGCCGTCCGCACCGGCGGCACCGAAGGCGAAGCCGATCGCTCCGTACGTCCCTGACCCGGAGCAACAGAAGAAGATCGAGCAGGCGAAGAAGGTCGCGGAGTGGGCCAAGCAGCACACCGCGATCAGCGCCGAGACGCAGGCTCACCTGAGTCACCTCGCGCCGGGCGGCAGCTTCTACGCGAGGGAGGACCTCGCGGCCGGCGTGATCCTCCTCGGTGATGGGACCGAGGGCTGGGCCAAGGAGATCACCAAGCACGGCATCCCGGCGATCCCGGTCCAGACCCCGCTCGGAACGCTCTTCTCGGTCAGCAAGGAGGTGCTCAAGAAGGCTACTCCGGGCAGCACCAAGATTACCGGCCCCGACGGCGTCGAGTACCCGCACGGGACGACCTTCGAGACCACCAGCACGACCCCCACGCTCAAGGAGGCGCTCCAGGGCGAGGAGGGCTTCAGCAAGCTGGCCGAGCACCTCACCGACAAGAAGCTCACGATGGTGAAGCTCGGGGGCGCGGGTGACGAGCAGAAGAAGAAGGCCGAGCAGCTCATCCAGAAGTACGGCATCCCGAACAGCTTCGTGATCAAGGGGACCGCGTACACGATGTTCTCGTGCCCGACGGCGATGCTCCAGCAAGAGGTCGGCAAGCCGATCGTCGAGGTGAAGGCGAAGGTCCCGCCGCAACCGAAGCCGTTCGTGCCGAAGGCGCTCCCGCTGGCTGGCGGCGCGCTGCTCTCAGGGCAGCCGGCACCGAACA